TCTCCGTCGTGGCCGAGCCGACCGTCTTGGGGTACTCCGTGACCGGCGGCGCGGTCTTGCGGACGGGCGCGACGCCGGTCTGCAGCACCTCCAGGGCGTCGGCCTCCGGACCCTCGGTCGCCTTGTAGGGCTTGTCCGAGGGGTTCGCGTACTGCATGTACTCCGGTGAGACGCCCAGGTACGCCGAGGTGTCGTGCTCCTCGGTGGCGTACGGCGCGTACACCTTCTCGGGGTTGAGAACGTCGTCGGTGGTGTTGTCCGGACGCTCGGGCATGAAGCCCCGCGCGAGCCGAGCCTCCAGGTCCTTCTGCGAAGTCGGGCGGTTGTCGACCTCGACGGTTTCCTTCTGGTCGGTCATCAGACCGTCTCCTTCTTGTCGTTCCAGGAATGAGCCGGAGGGCACTCGCAATACCCTCCGGCTCACGCCGATCAGGTGGTCGAGCCGTCCTTGTTGACCGTCACGTCCATCGAGTAGGTGTACTCCATGTACGGGAAGACCGGGAAGGCCTTGATGCCGGTGCCCCGGACGTGCATCCAGGGGTCGCGGGTCTCGTCTTCCCACTCGTAGAACCCGGACTGCCAGTTGCCCTCCGGGTGCGGGGCCGTCAGCGTCTTGGCGAACCCGATGTCCGTGTCGTCGACCTCGCCGAGCGATCCCTCCTCCGGGTAGAGGATGATCTTCGACTCGGTGGTGAAACGGTTCATGGTCCGCGTCTGGCTGCCGACCGGCCGCGTCCAGTACACCGAGTCGTACACGTCGAAGGTGATGCCGGTCGCCCGCTGCACGGCCTCGATGGCCGCCTGCTGGTCGAAGCCGGGCATGATGTACCGCATGTCGATCGGGCTCGACGGGGTACCGCCGACGACCAGGCCGGAGAGCGCGGTGAACCGGCTCGACAGCCACATGTAGTTGAGGTTCTTCTGCGACGTGATCGCCCGGTTGAGCCAGACGCCGTGGGTGTCGTACATGAACTGGCGGGCACCGAGCAGGTCGCCGATCGGGTCGTGCGAGGAGTCCCGGTTCCAGCGACCGTTCGCGCCGGTGATCGAGGGGTTCTTCGCCGAGATCGGCTGGTTGTGCTGACCGCCCGGACGACCGAAGTTGACGGTGAACTTGATCTTGCCGTCGTTGTACGCGATGCCGCCGGTCTCCATCGCCTGCATGACCATCCACTCGAGCCGGTTGTCCAGCTTGCGACGCCGCAGGGCGTCGTGCCGGGCCACCCGAGCGTTGAACATCTCGATGTTCCGGAACGGCGCACCGAGCTGCAGGCCGCGCTCCGCACCGGCCGCGAGGCGGGCCAGGATCAGGTCGTCGCGGTACCGCGTCACGTCCGACGCGGTGTACTTGTCCTTGAGCGACCAGTCGATGATCGCCGCACGACCCGACCCGTAGGTCAGCTCGTCCTTCTGCGCCAGCTCGGCCTCGGCGTCCTCGGCGCGAGCCGGGGCCAGGCCGTCCTGCAGGCCGCCCTTGATGTAGTCGAAGATGACGTCGTCACTGTCGACCGACAGGAAGGGCGCGATGCGCGTCACGCCGATGTGGTCCTCCGGGAACTGCCGCTCGCGGATCGCGCCAAGCGACACCTCCTTGCGGACGAGACGGTCGAGGCCGACCGGGGACGCGAAGTGGGAGGTGCCGCCAGCACCGCCGCTCGCCGCGCTCCCCGCGAGGCCGCTGAAAACGGGACTGGTCACTGTCAGACCTCCGTGATTGTGATCTTGTACTTCTTGCCACTGCCCTGAACGCCAAGAGCAGTACCACTCGTTCGCACGACCTGCAACGTAGAGCCAGTGTCGTACTCCTTGAAGCGGGCTGTCCAGCCGGTGGCCCCGACGACCATCTGGCTGACTGACTCTACTTCAAAGTCGTCGTTCTCGAAAACAACATCTCCGCTGGCCATGCGTCAGCGCCAGGTGATGTCGATGCCCTTGCCCGCCGCGCCGCCGCGCTGCATGAGCAGCGCCGTGGCGTCAGTGAGGGCGATGGGGGAGACGTTGGTGAGGCCGGCGACGTTGTACTCCAGGCACCACGCCTGGACGAGCGAACCCTCGTAGATCGCCGAGATCTCGACGTCCCGCTCCATGAGCTGCCAGGGGAGGAACGTGTAGTTGATACCGACGATGTTGGCCGCCGTCTGACGACCGTCCGTGATGCCCGCGACGCCGATCAGAGCCGGACCGACCTTGCCCGCGTCGCCACCGGAGGTGATCTTCGCGAGGACGACGCCCGGCTGGAAGATCTTCTGCCCGGCGACACCGTCGAAGGTCACCGTGGGAACCGTCGCCGCAGCGAGCATGTACGACTCGGTACGGGGCTTCGGGTTGGTGCTGCGAAGGATCTCGTTGCGGCCGAACGGCGTGCCGGTCGAGCCGCCCTTGATGAAGGTGCTCATGTGTTCCTCTGTGTCCCTTCAGCGACCGGCGATCAGGCCGGGATGCCCTGCAGCGCCGCGCTGATGCGCGACTGGAGGTTCTCGTCGGTGGTGGTGGCGCTCTTGAGCTTGCTGTAGGAGCCGAGCTGCTTCAGCTTCTCGGCCGGCAGGCCGGTCCGCTTGTTGTGCAGGAAGATCTCCAGCTGGGTCTCCAGCTCGGACGGCCCCGCAGGAGCCTGCTGGCCGACCGGCGTCGTGCCGCCCGGGTTCTGAGCGCCGCCGGGGTTGCCGTGCTCGGAGACCGAGGCCAGCGCCGGAGCGTCCTCGTGGGCCTTCTGGAAGGCGGTCCACGAGTCGTCGTCCATGTTGAGCGCGTAGCCCTCGATGTGCGGGATCTGGGCGGCGAGGATCTTGGGGGTCGGACCCTCCGCGAGGCCCTTGATGAAGGCCTTGCGGTTGGCCGTCTTGGCCTCGGCCTGCGCCGCGACCAGCGTGGAGTTCTGCGCCTCGATGCTGGTGATGTGCGCCTGCACGGCCGCGAAGTCGTTGGTCTGCTTGCCGCCGATGCTGAAGGTGAAACTGGCACGGGTGTGGTAGGCCACGTCGACCTGGGGGGCCGGGGTGCCCGAGCCGGTGCCGTTCTTGTCGTTCTCGCCCGCCACGGGGGCCTCCTTGTCAGTGTCCAGCATGAGGCTGAACGTCTTCCCTACGCCGTTGTGGTTGTTGAAGCTGCGAAGCCCCTCGACCGCCGGGATGTCGACGTAGGCGACTCCCTGGTACACGGGCCAGAACTCGGTCTCGTTGTTGGAAAGAAACCCGCCAACCTCGGCCGACACGTTGCGCCACAGGCCACTCGAGATCTTGGTGATCGCGTCGGGGTCCATGACTTCGAACGTGGCGAGCAGGTACTCGTAGTCCTCGCCGTCAACAGGACTGGTTCGCGTCTCGACGCGGAGGCCGGTGTGATAACCGATCACCTCGTCGAGGGAGTTGGTGAGGAAGCTCGGGTGGCCGCGCCGGGTGGGCACATCGAGCAGAATACCGCGCGAACGCAGCAGGTCGAAGTGTGCCACCATCTGCGACATGTGGATGGACTCCCAGGTGTGCTGGTAGCCCATCGAGTCGCGGAAGGTACCGCTGCGGAACACCGGAAGGTCCTCGATGATCAGAACATCGGATTCTTCCGTCTTGCCCTCGAACTTGCGCTTTTCGAAGCGGAACTTCGGCTTGGACGGCTGATTCTCGGCCAGGCTGAAGAGAGCGACGTTGCGTCGCGCATCCGGGGCAAGCACTGTGGTAGTCATCTCGGCGATTACCTTACAGGTGGGCGCACGGGGGCGCAACGATTGACCGGGGTCATTTTTCCTCCGCGTCCACCGGGGGATCTGACACCTCCAGCTTCGCCCTGTCCTTGACGATGACAACCTTGTTCCAGCGCAGACAGTTGCGACACCTGATAAGGACCGTGCCCCCCGTGTGCATGGTCTCGCCGTACACTCGACCCTGCTTGTAGATCTTGACGTGAACGTACAGCTCATCCTTCTCGGTCACGCCATACATCGCCAGCAGGGGAGTGCCACGGCAAAAGCACCGCAACTCGTGCTTAGTTCGTTCGCCTCTCCTGCGTCGTTGAGGCTCTGTCATCGAGTCTCCACGTATTGGGAGATCCGCTCGTCGAGAACCTTTCCGAACACGGACATGTACTCATCGGGACCGTCCCAAGAAACAGAGGCGACGTCCGACACCCACTTGCCCATGAAGTTGTAGAACTCAGTTGCAACCTCGGGGCTGGCTGGCTCGAAAGCGGACGCGAACCGCTTCTTGAACCCGAGGGAGAGCTGGAGGTCGGGGCCGAACTTGCCGCTGGCAAACGCGTTCTCGATTTGCGGCCTAACTCGGGCTGCGATCTCGTCTCCCACCGCCCGAAGGTTCTTCCCGTTGGCGACAGGCTTCTTCTTTGGCGGCGCAGGGTTGTTGCGAGCAATGCGGGGGTCAGTCTCTTTATCGTCCGGGTCATCGTCACCGTCCGGGTCGTCAAGGGAACCGGGCTCGGGCGGCGGGGCGACCGTTTCCTTGACCTCCTCCAGGGTGAGCCCGGCCATCTGGCCCAACTCCTCCAGGTCCGGCTTGGCCTTACCGCCGCGAATCAGCTCCTGGATCAACGCCCGGACCATCTCGACGTTGTTACTGCCCATCTTCCGGAAAACGATCTTCGCCCGCGGAGCCTTGGGGGAGAAGTTGAAGTCGACCATCCGGTTCAAGACGTAGTTGTCGATGTACTGCTTGCGGTCGCCGTTGATGGCGTTCAGCATCCACAGGTACAGCTGCATGTGGCTGGTGCCGAGGTTGTAGGAGCCGACGTCCGAGGTGCGCATCATCAGGATGGGCGTGAAGATACCGAGAGATACCTCCTCGTCCAGGCGGGTTAGGTAACGCTCGAAGTCGGCACCACGCATCTGCGACTCGAGGTACTCGATGTCGTAGTCATACGTACGCTTGCCGTCACCGAAGTCGGTGGAGTCGTTGGGCAGCACCACGACCGAGCGGTTGCGCAGCTGGGTCAAAAGGGACAGCATGTAGCTGTTGCCCTTGACCGGCCTGTTGTTGATGACGATCTCGTCGTCGAACGGCGCACGACCGACTGGAGTGGGCTCGCCGAACCGCTCGTAGTATCGGTTGGCGAACAAGTGAACGAGGATGCTGAAGTACCACGACTGAAACGCCGGCCGAAGCAGCTTGCGACCGTAATAGTCGCCGTGCTCCATCAGCATCGGATACCAGAAGCTGTTCTCGACCGGAATCGGCCAGCCCGCGCCGATCACCTTGATGCCGTCGTAGATCGGCACCTTGGGAGCAACGCGACCGGCGGGAGCCCAGGCGTCAACCATCTTCCAGTTGACGGCGCATTCCTCGGGAACGAGATCCTTGATTTTCTTCAGCACGGTCTTCATGCTGATCGTGTCATTCTCCCACTGGAGAATGTTGGGCGCATAGCCAGCCCACAGTGCAGTCGACATGCCCCGATTGAGCTGGGTCCACATCTCCGCCAGGTTCTCCTGGCAGTGCTGCGCGATCTTCTTGTCCGTGCATTCGATCGTCCAGTCCGACTGGTGCAGCATGAAGCTCAGCACCGAGAGCGAAGCGTTGACCTGGTAGTGGTCACGCATTGCCCGAAAGTCATGGACGGTCAGCTTGCTGAGGTCGAACTGGACGACACTCCCGCCGGGGAGCGTTCCGTACTGGATGTCCCTGCCAGCCCAATGCCCGAAGGCCTCGCCCATCTTCGGTGGGGGAGCCTTGCGAAACTGTGACGGCTGGAGCGGATTGCCCCGGTGGTCCAGGAGCTGAGCCACTTCTTACCTCGTTTACCTCGGCCGAAGATGTTGCGGAATCGTGAAGCCGAGGCCACCTCCGGCTGAAGGGGGAACGGGGGCATTCATGCCCACGCCCCTCAGACTGGGGACCAGATCCACGGATGCCGCGAAATCGTCGGTGCCTGTTGGCTGAAGAGACTCCGAGTCCTTGCGGTCTCGATAATCTTGCAGGGATGTTACCCCTCGGCGGTACGTCCT